TTTAATAGAATGTTTTATTTTTACAAAAATACTTTCGTACTAAAATATCTACGTACTAAAATACTTGATTAAAAGTTTATATAATAATTATGTTTCCATTTTTCGTTTATATCTATCGCGTGACTTCGCTCTTTCGATGTAAAGCGTTGTGTACGAATAGGTTTAATAGCGTATTGTGTGCGTGTTCCGATAGGTGTAACAGCACCTCCACCCCACCGAAAAGAGTAGAAAGTCTGCGTTTCATATCCCCTATCTCCAATGTTATCAACGCATAAACACCGCTTACCACCCCACCATCCATTAGGCAAAGTGTAACGACGTAAGAGTAAAGCTTCGCTCTTTGTTGGTAATCGATAAGGTGATATACGCTTACATACGGCTTGATATAACCCGCTTATATCATAATATTGAAGCGGATAGAGTTTCAAACTGGCAACATAAAAAGAGGCTGTATCATTCTTAAACAAGAACATTTCACGCTGTGTATTTAAGCTATCTGTTCCCTTTTTGTCGCCAATATGGCTTGGATGATGTTTAGTCGAAGTCTCTAAGTCTGTATAAGTCTTTTCACATCCAAAGAGAAGGAACGTGGCT